TTGATGGGGTCGACTGGGGACGAACCGCAGTGCTTGCCCACAACGCACAGTTCGATGTATCAATTATGGAGTGGAGATACAACGTACACCCCTGCTTCATCTTCGACACGTTATCAATGGCGCGTGCTCTACGCGGCGTGGAGGTTGGCAATTCCCTCGCGAAACTTGCCAGTGCTTTTGGTCTTCCCGAAAAAGGGAAAGCCGTATACCAAACGAGTGGCATCACTGATCTATCAGCCGCTATGGAGGGAGAGCTAGCCGAGTACTGCAAGCATGATGTGTTCTTGTGTGAAGAGATATTCAAACGACTAAGCGCAGGCTACCCATCCAAGGAGTTAAGACTCATCGACATGACGCTCAAGATGTACACGCGTCCGCTGTTGCAGTTAGACCAACCAATGTTAATCAAGGCACTAGCCGAGGAAGGAACTGCTCGTGAACAACTATTACAGAGGCTCGGCGTGGAAGATGCTGAGTTGGCATCGAACCCAAAGTTTGCTGAACTACTTACAAAACTCGGTGTGGTTCCGCCAACCAAGACAAGTAAGACGACAGGCAAGACAACACTTGCCCTCGCTAAAAATGATGCCCTATTTCAGACGTTGCTTAACAGTGAACGTGAAGACGTTGCCCTACTTTGTCAAGCGCGTCTTAAAGTTAAATCAACCACTGAGCGAACGCGTGCCCAAAGATTCCTTGACATCGGCAAACGCGGCACGTTACCAGTTCCGCTCTCGTACTACGGGGCGCAGACGGGTAGGTGGACAGCGGCTAAAGGCTCGGCAATCAACATGCAAAACCTCAAGCGAGGTTCATTCCTACGCAAAGCAATTATGGCTCCCGAAGGCTACCAACTGGTCGTTGGGGACTTATCTCAGATTGAGCCGCGAGTTCTTGCGTGGCTTTCGGATTACCAAGATATGCTCGACATCTTCAAGGGAGGTGGTGACCCTTACGCGGCTTTCGGGGCTCAGATGTTCAACATCCCGAACCTCACCAAAGACTCTCACCCAGACCTACGCCAGTCTGCAAAGAGTGCGCTTCTGGGATGCGGGTATGGACTTGGTTGGGCGTCGTTTGCCTCTCAACTACTCGTCGGTTTCCTCGGTGCACCACCGGTCAGGTACTCGCGAGACTTTGCAAAGCAGTTAGGCGTTGACTCTGAGTATGCGCAAGCGTTCGTGAAGCTCAATGATATTGATGACAAGCTGTTTGACATACCGCACACCTGCTCAACTGAAGATCTTCTGAACCATGTGATTGCATCCAAAGCTATCATAGACACGTATAGGAATACTGCGTACCCTGTTGTAGCGTTCTGGAGTCTCTGTGAAACAGCTTTACACAGGGCGCTTGTCAAGGGTGAGGAACTGGTGTATAAATGTATTACGTTCCGCAAAGGTGAGATAGAATTACCAAACGGGATGAAGTTGTTGTACCCTGATCTTCGCTATGTTAAGGACGACAAAGGTAGGAGCCAAGCAGTCTACGGGCCACACGCTACCAAGTTGTATGCAGGGAAGATAACGAATAACATCACGCAAGCTTTGGCTCGCATTGTGATGACGGATGGTATGTTGAGGGTAGCAAAGAAATACCCGATCGCAGGCACAGTGCATGACGAACTGATTGCTGTTGTACCTGACGATGAAGTGGCTGACGCTAAGACTTGGGTCTTGGCGCAAATGACTATGGAGCCAAGCTATATGCAAGGCATACCATTGTCCGCTGACGGTGGCGCTCACCGGAGATATGGGTTAGCAAAAAACTAGGAGAAGCAATGCAGATACCAAAACGCATCAGAGTGGGCAATATTGAATACGCCACAATCATGGTCGACAAAGCCAAGCGACAACACACGTTGGGCACGATCGACTACACACACGGCATCATCTGGCTTGCCAAGAGAGATGCTTACGGCAACAAGTTAGACAAAGCAGAACTGGCCGACTCGTTCTGGCATGAGATGACTCACGCTGTATTACACGACATGAAGCACGAGCTATGTAGTGACGAGAAGTTTGTCAATGCTTTTGCCAAGCGCCTCTCTTCTGCAATCAACTCAGCACAACTATGAAACAACCCGCATGGTCACACTCAGCCCTCAAAGATTTTGAGGGATGCCAACGCCGATACCAAGAGGTCAAGGTCTTGAAGAACTACCCGTTCACCGAGACTGAGGCAACACGCTACGGCAATCAGGTACACAAGGCTATTGAGGACTACATTGGAGAGGGCAAACCAATCCCCGCTGAGTACTCACAGTTTCAACCTGTGGTGGACGCCATGCTGAAGAAGAATGGGCGCAAGCTAGCCGAGTATGAGATGGCGCTGACTGTCGACCTCAAGCCTACTGGTTGGAAAGACAAAGACGTATGGGTGCGCGGCATTGCTGACATCCTGATCGTTGACGACGACAACCTCACGGCGTGGGTGGGTGACTGGAAAACGGGCAACAACAAGTACCCCGATAGAGATCAGTTAGTTCTCATGTCGCTCATGGTGTTTGCCCATTTCCCACACATCCGCAAGGTCAACTCAGCGTTGCTGTTCATTGTGAAAAATGATATGGTCAAGATGTCGATGGCACGAGATGAGGCCGACAAACACTGGTGGGACTATCGTGAGCGCACAGCGCGGCTTGAAGCTAGCTTTGCCAATGACGTGTGGAACCCAAACCAAACGCCACTGTGCGGTTGGTGTCCAGTAAAGACTTGCGAGTTCAACAAGAAACATTGAAAGGAAAATTATGCCTTACGTAAACAAACCCCGCCCGTACGCAAAAGAGTACGAACAGTATGACGGCACACCAATGGTCAAGAAGAAACGTGCCGCACGAAACAAAGCCCGAGCAATTATGGAGAAGGAAGGACTAGTACACAAAGGAGATGGAAAAGATGTCGACCACAAAAGAGCGCTATCAAAAGGGGGAAAGACAGTACGCTCGAATCTCCGAGTCAAAGACGCGAGCGCAAACCGTTCGTATGCGCGAAAGTCAGACCACTCTATTAAGTGACATACCTACTGCAAGACTTATCGATCTCTGGGTAGCGCGTTGGGGACATGACTGGGTTGATCTGGTGGAAGTAACAGAAGACCCATTCTACAAAGACGCGTACAACAGAATGAGAAGAGAGGGCGAGCTAGAGGTTCACTTCCTAACAGACCGCTCTAAGTACGTGTGTCGTAATCCAAAATAAATCAAGGAGAAGCAAATGGGAATAGTAAAAACTAAAATGTTAGAAGATGCGTTAGTTATGATGGACAGAGCTATGACTATGTTCAACCCTAACAATGACCCTGTGTACTCGATACCTTTATCAGAGTTAGTCAACTTGTGGCGTGCCAAGTACGGAGACACATGGGTAGATGTGTCGGAGATAGAAGATGACTTTTGGTCTGACGCATCCGCACGCTTGCACAGCAACAAAAAGATGGAAGAACTAAACCATCACTCAGACAACTCGCCGTGGGCTAGGCTGAAGGAAGATGCGTAATGCAAATCGTTGACGACAAAGCGCTCGTACTGCGCACACGTAACCCAAACAAGTACGCGATCATTCCAAAGCATAAAGTGCTGTCCGAAACAAATGGCATCTTTGAAGTGGCTGTGTACTGGGGCTTGGATGAAGCAAGGGTGCTACGCAATCTCGGTGTGAAGGATGTGCCATCGCCTATCACTAGGCGCTACGACTGGCCGGGAAAGTTTATACCAATGGCTCACCAAATAGAGACAGCGGCTTTCCTCACAATGAACCGCAGAGCGTTCTGTTTTAACGACCCCGGAACTGGCAAGACTTTGTCTGCGCTATGGGCGGCTGACTTCTTGATGAAGCGTGGTGAGGTTCGTCGCATACTTATTCTCTGCCCCTTGTCTATCATGCACAGTGCGTGGATGGGTGATATCAACCGAAGTGTTATACATCGCTCTGCCATCGTCGCGCACCATGCTCAAGCTAGTCGACGTATTGAAATGATTCAGCAAGACTACGAGATTGTGATTGCCAACTACGATGGCCTCAACTTGATAGCATCTGAGATCAACGCTGATGGTAGGTTTGACTTGGTGATTGTGGATGAAGCCAACGCATACAAGAACCCGTCTACGCGTAGATGGAAGACACTTGCATCAATCATCAAGCCTGAGACATACCTGTGGATGATGACAGGCACGCCTGCATCGCAGTCGCCAGTAGATGCGTACGGCTTGGCTCGCTTTGTTAACCCAAGCGGTGTGCCTAAGTTCCAGACATCGTGGCGCGACAAGGTCATGAACAAGATCAGCATGTTTAAGTGGGCTCCAAAGGCTAACGCCAAAGAGCTTGTGTACGAAGCGCTTCAACCTGCAATACGTTTCACCAAAGACCAGTGCCTTGACTTACCACCAGTCATCACAGTCACACGCGAAGTACCGATGACACCACAGCAGGCTAAGTACTACAAGCTACTCAAAGAGCAGATGCTTTTCCAAGCTGCCGGAGAAACAATCAGTGCGGTCAATGCAGGCGTTGCCGTAAACAAGTTGCTACAAATCAGTTGTGGTGCCGCCTACACAGACGAGAAAGAAGTTGTTGAGTTCGACTCAGCGCCTCGCCTTGGGGTACTGGAGGAGGTATTAGAAGAGACAAGCCGCAAGGTAATCATCTTCGCCCTGTTCCGCTCTAGCATTGACACCATCGTTACATATTTAACCAAGCATGGCTATGCCGTTGACCAGATTCATGGCGACGTGTCAGCAACAAAGCGTGGTCAGATCATCAACGACTTTCAGACTACCGACAACATCCGCGTACTGGTGTTGCAACCACAAGCGACAGCCCACGGGATTACCCTGACTGCCGCTGACACAGTTGTCTTCTATGGCCCACTCATGTCAGTAGAGATGTACACGCAGTGCATAGCACGAGCCGACCGCAAAGGTCAAGACTCAGACAAGGTCACTGTGGTGCACATTGAATCAAGCCCCATCGAGAAGAAGCTTTTCAAGGCAATGAATACAAAAGTTTCCGATCACGCCCTGCTCGTCGGCATGTTCGACAGCGAAGTAAAAAATATTTAAGAAAGGAGTTGCAAATCAATTTAGTCGTGCTATGCTGTCAAACCATTGACAATAAAATAATTCAAGGAGAAGTAAATGTTAAACATAGATGATGAGGAACCTGCTCCTCAGGAAGCACCGACAGACATCACTGTCCCTATGGACAAGTTGGCGAAGGTGTACCGCAGGATGCAGTCGCGCGTACAAGAGTTAACCGCTCAGTACGAGTCTGAGATCGAGGACATCAAGCGTCAACAAGACGTTGTGAAGATCGCGCTCAAAGACCAGATGCTCAAGCTTGGCGTATCAAGTGTACGCACAGACCAAGGCACCGTAGTGCTGTCTACCAAGACACGCTACAACACACAAGACTGGGACTCTTTCAAAGAGTTCATCAAGGAACACGATGCGTTGGACTTGTTGGAGAAGCGTATTGCGCAGACCAACATGGCTACGTTCTTGTCTGAGAATCCCAGTCTAGTTCCCGCAGGGCTTAACTCTATGACAGAGTACGCCATTTCAGTTCGTAAACCAACCAAGTAATCAGGAGAATCATTATGAGCAATGTAGCTCTATTCAACCCATCCCAAGCCCCCGCGTTCGCTAAGAACCGCACATCGTTGTCACCCATGGCCCGAGCCCTAGCCGGTGGCGCAGTTGGCAACCGCACCAAGAGCATCTCCATCAAGGGTGGTGTGTTTCGTTTGAACGAAGGCGGTAAAGAGATTGCCGCTATCGAAGAGCGCTACCTCGACGTAGTCATTGTCAATGCCGCGCCTGATGTTTCACGCGTGTTCTATGCCAAGGCATACGATGGCGAAGTATCTGCGCCTGACTGCTGGTCACAAGACGGCAAGACACCAAGCCCTGAGGCAAGCAACCCACAGCACAACAAGTGCGATGGATGCCAACAGAACATTGCCGGTTCTGGTCAGAACAATAGCCGCGCTTGCCGCTTCCAACAGCACATTGCTGTAGTGTTGGCTAATGATATGGAAGGCTCTGTATTGAAGCTGACTGTGCCTGCTAAGTCTGTGTTCGGCAAAGAAGAGGGCGACAACCGCGCCTTGCAAGCGTACGCTCGTCACTTGGGCGCACAGAACATTGACCCATCTGAGGTCATCACGCGCATGAAGTTCGACACCAAGTCTGAAGCGCCCAAGCTGTTCTTTAAGGCTATGCGTTGGTTGACGGACGATGAGTTCCCAATCATTCAGGAACAAGGCAAGACAGACACCGCTATTAAAGCTGTGACAATGTCTTTCTCTAAGATGGACAGCGTTGCCGCCCCTGCGCCTTTAAAGCTTGAAGGCAAGCGCCCTGCCCCTGTGGTTGAGGAAGAGGAAGCACCTGCACCCGCACCTAAGGCTAAGACCAAAGCCAAGGCCGCCCCTCTGCCTGCCGAGGAAGATGAGGAACCCGTAGTCCGCAAGGAAGAGAAGAAGCCCAACGCTGTGCCCAAGGCAAAGGCTGACTTGTCTGCCATGGTGGACGACTGGGACGAAGCGGAATAAGGAGTAGATGATGAAACTTATGACGCGTGACTCTACACCAAGAGAATTTCAAAAAGTTTACCGCAAGGGCGATGTTGTCTATGTTCCACACTTTCGTAGTAGCGATGTGTTTGTAGGCCCCGGATACCCCCGTTTCACAAAGCAACTCTACAACGAGTTTGAACTCGTTAGAGGGGGCGCTGTGCAAGAAAGCATGCCTCTGTGGACAAGGGGTAAGTACGGCATCGTTGACGACCGCAACCCATAAATATCGGGGGGAACGTCGCGCAATTTTTAGCTTGCAGACGAGCGGCTAGTACCCCCACCTACACCATGCCATATTCACAACAAGTAATTAGCGCAGTCAAGAAAGCACCTAAGACGTTGGGCAACCAACTCGGGCGGTGGGCTGTGCATCATGACTTCTCTGCCATCAAGATAGCCAAAGTAACAGGAGCCTCTCGGCAATCTGTTTACAACTGGTTCAATGGCGGTG